CAATTTCTTCACTTGTTAAAGCAGTTGCATTTTCAGCACTATTTCTGTAAACACCACCATTTGCAATAGTTACACTTAAATAAGGAAGTGCATACATCATTGCGTAGTGAATTAAAGTTGGTTTGATATAAGTATCTACTAAAGTCAAGTAGTTACCTGTTAGTGTTTGAGGTGAAGCAGTTATGTCAGCAGATATTTTATCATAAAGCTTAGTACCTAACAGCCTTTGTATATCTATTTCTTGAGCCATTTCAATCCAGTTTAAGAGCTTGTCTGTATCAATGTTTCCGTTAGCTCCTGTAAACCTTTTTATATCTCTTTGTGTTATGAATAATGCTTTAGCCATTTTTTAATGTTTTAACTTGGGTATGCTCCTCTGTCACTTCTTGTTCTTTCTGCTTTAGCAGCTCTTTTATGTCCTCTTGGTGTTGGTTTGTAAGAATTTGGAATCTTTTTTACATTCTTGTAATCTTCTAAATCTGAACTCCCTTTTTTGCCATCTTCAATAGATTTTTTCTTTAACTTATAAAGTACCTCGACCCAAATATGTCGGCAGTTCATACCCGCTTTTAGTTTAAAAAGGTCAAAGCTTTGTCCATTGTGCATAGGTAAACCAGCCCTTTTAAAATCTAGTTTTACATTTGCCACATTAATGTCCTCTATTCTATAAACTACACCTTGTCTAGTTCTATTCATCATAGCTTCACAAAATGGTCTTGATTTACCACTAGCACCTTTTGTAGTGCCTACAGCGTATTTGTATCTTACTGCATAAAAAGACTTGTCAAGTGTTGAGCCTTTGCCTGGTTTGTTGGGTATAGGCCCACTTGTTTTAGGTTCTTTAGCTAATTGTAGTACATCATTTGCCCAATGGTCTAGAGTGGTGTTTTCTTCATTGTAAGCCCTTTCATCTGCAAGCTCCCATTCATCGCTCATTACTTCACCCTCTAAACCTTCTAAAATATTGTATTGTTTAGAGGCTAAAATTTCAAGTTCTTGCTTAACACCTGTTTCTTCTTCAATTACTTCTTCATTAGTAACCTCTATGTCCATAAACTCTAAAGGGTCAAGTGTCTTAAAGTATAGATTAAGTGAAATATTATTTACTGCTAAAATCTCATCCAAACAGTCGATAATTAAATCTTGATAAGGTCTTATAGTAGTGTTTGAAAAAAGCCTTTGTGCGTTCTCTATTTCCTCTGAATTAGAACCAAGACCACCACCTGATGAGTCTCTTAAACCTAGTAATAATGGACTCGTGACTCTGTGAGATAGTAAAATCTTTTTAGAACACTCTTCACTTAAATATTGATAGTGTTGAGGTGCATCATTTAAAGGAATATCTTCAACGGTTGTTTTTTGTTCTGCATTGTGATTAAAAGCAATAATACACTTTTCGCCAAATGAACCTGTGAGCTTGTTCATTACTTGGCTTTTAATTTGTTGCATTTTTTCTTCTGATGGAATGCCAGAATTAAAATTTATAACCTTAGTACCCGAAAATGAATTTTGTGCGTCATTTATTAAATAGTCTGCAATCTCCTTTTCTAAAGTAGCATACGAGGTAGAATAATCTGCTGGAGATATATAATGGTAGCCAGTAACATATCTTTTAATAATCTTTATTTCGTTTCCTGTTCCTTTACTACCAAATACAGGTATTTTAGTTAGTTCTGTGTTGTTTCTAACTTTTGACCAATCAGCACTATAATAATAAGCCTCTATTTCACCATTTTCGTTGCATTTCTCAGGTCTTAATGTTTCTCTTGGAAAATGTGTAACCTTGTCTACTTTTTTGCCCTTATAAGTGATTTGTAAAGCCGCTTCACCTAACATCTTTAAATCCAAACTAATTTTCCTTAATACATCTGGTTTAAGCAGTTTTTTCATTTCTGCAAACTGTTCTGGTTTTTTTGAAGCATCAGTTGCTTCTAATCCTCTACCATAAATTTGTTGAGCTATTCCTGTGATTACTGCTTGATTAGTAGTGGAGTCCATGAAACAGTCAATAAGACCTTGATAATAGGCGTTATCTTCACCTACTCCAACCCAGTCTCTATTAGTCTCTTCAGTTACTAAAGGACGTTCATATTGGCTTAATTCTATAAAATGTAGATTATTCATAGTATATAAAATCGTTTGTTGAACCATGAGACTTGTAAACACCATCATTTATTTGATAGGCATCTGCTGCTTGATTAGTGCAAAAAATCTTGTCTCTAAAAATCAACTTTACATCTGTGCTATTAGTTATTGTAACCATGTAAAATTCACCTTCTACAAAAGTGTGACTTGCGTTGTAAGTATGGTAAAAACTAGCTGAACCTATTGTTGCACCTAAATCTTGTAAAACAGATTTATTTTCATTTTCAGATGTTATTAAAATTGAATAACTTTTAGAGCTATCAATATTTTCTCTTGGTATAAAGTTTATAGTTCCTCCAGATGTTGTTAGTATTTGCATAATTATTTTTTTAAAAAAAAAGGTGGATAAAATTTTAAACTCATCCACCCTTTCACACCTCGTACTATACTCCCTCAAACATAGTACATCAACTATTTTTTAACTGTTAGTACCTACTACTATTGTTGCAGTCGCAGAACTCATTCCAGCAAATGGATTAGCAACAGTTGCTCCACTAATAAAGTTAGCTGGCAGTTTTTCAGAACCAGTTAATGTTAAAGTAGTTCCACTCATGTCACCCATAGCAGCACCCGTAGTAATTGAACCACCAGAAACAGTTAAACCAAATTCTTTTCCAGCCAAAAGTGCATTTCCGTTGTTATCAACAATTACACAATGAGGTCGACCATAAGCCATTAATTTAAACTGAACCATATCTTCTTTAGATAGTTTAGGTAAGTTTAAAGAAAGTGTTTGTTCAAAGAATACTGTTCCATTATCTGAACTTGCTGTAATAGCTTGTTCTAATGAATTACCAGCACCTTTAACATCATATTTGTAAGCAGAAAATGTTCCAGCCATATCGGTAACTTCATCACTTGTTACAGTAACAGCACCCATATCTCCAAAATCAACAAAATATACTGCTTGGATTCCACCACTAATGTCGCGGCAGTTTATAAGCCTTCCAGCACTTAAATCACAACTCATATTTTAAAGTTTAAATAGAGGGCTATTTCAAGCCCTCATTATTAATTAATTTCTTAAGCGTGGTAAAGAACGATTTCAGAACCGATTCCATACTGAACACCAGCTGTATATCTCATGATTACTCTAAAGTTCTGTGAACCATCGATTGGAGCCATGTCGATAATTGAAGCTTGATTATAATCTGATAATAAACCTGTTCCAAAGTATAGATTTGATTTCTGAGCTGCCATTGCAGTATCGTCATTCAATCCATTTGCTACAAATAACTTAACACCATCAAATAGTAAGTTATCACCTAAAGATTGGTTTGTTCCTCTACCTTCAAAACCATTAGAACCAACACTTGCAAATCCACCTAAAGCTCTAACATAAGCTCTAGCAATGTTTTGAGATATATAAACGTGTAAATCTTCTTTTCCGTAAAGAGCAGATGGTATTGCATCTACAATAGAACCTAGTTTGTCAATTACGTTTGAAGATGTTACAGCAGCGTGAGAAGCTACATCAATAACATCTGAATCAGCTAATGCCAATGGAACTAACCCATCAAATTGACCAGCAGAAGCATTTGCGCCTTCCCAAATATTTGTTTCTGTGCTTTCTGCTACTAATCTAGCAACATGTCCTAGAATGTAACTAGAAAAGTCTTTTGGTGGATTGTTATAAGCTGAAAAGCCCATTGAAATTGCTTCCCAAGAATCTACAAAGTCTTTAGTGCAAAACTGCATGTTAACTTGAAACTCTTCTGGTTGAAGGATTCTTTCAGTCATTGTAACTGTTCCTGTTGCATCAAAATCACATGTTGCATCCTTAATTACGTTAGCATCAGTTGCTAATTTTTTGATTACTTCTTTAAATTTTACATTTTGCTTTACAGTAATACCACCCTTTGCAATTGTGTTACCCTCTAAAAGAGCAGCAGCAATATATCCAGCAGCATCTTGTCCAGCGTATGTACTTGTTAAACTTGTTGTAGTTGCCATTTTATTTGTTTTTAATTATTATTTAATCTGTTGTAAATCCTATCCATTGTTGTTTCTTCTTTATTGGATATTTTGAAATTGAATTTTTTATCTTCTTTTTCAGGATTATGTTTAATAGGTTCAGCGACTTCAGCAGATAGTTCTTCTTTTTCTACTTCTTCGCTCATCTCTTTTTTATCTCCGATTTTTTCAATCATTGATTTAATTTCTTCTACTGCTAAAGCAAATTCTTCTTTAGTAACATACATTTCCTCTTTTTCTTCTTCAAGTTCTGTTTCTTGTTTTGCTTCAACTTCTTCTTCTTCTTTAGCTTCTACAATAGAATCAATTAAACCTTCTTCTTTAACCATTAGCTTTTTACCATCTTCTAAGGCATACTCACCAACAGGAAGTGCAATTTCTTCTTCTTCTGATTTAATAAATACTGCTTTGCCAGCTTCGAATGATTCGGCTACTAGAATAGTACCGTTCTCTAATTTCATTTCTTCGAGTTGAACAGATACTTCTTCTGAGAGTTCTACTCCAACCACGTTTTTGATTTTATTAAGTATATCTTGCGCTTTCATACCTATAATCCGTAGCTAGGTATAAATTGATATACTTTTAAGTAAAGTTTTTTTTAAATCTTACCTATTCCTTGAGCTTGGTGTGAACTATCACAACATTTAGAATGATAAGTATTGTCTTTACATAAACATCCCCTTTTACCACCTTTAGGAGATGTTTTACTCATTGTTTTATTTATTCTTTTTTTCATTTTATTTATTTTTTGGTGATTTAGGATGTTTAGAAGGCAATAAATCAAAATCTCCTGTGTACTTAGAATTTTCAGGTCTACCATTTTTAACTAAATACAAGTAAGCATTAACCCTAGCTAAAGCCCATTGTTTTGCGCTTGTCACTCTTGGACTGTGTGAAACGTTAAAAGCTCCTAAACCCCTTTGAAATACAGTTTTGAGTTGTCCTATTGTTACGCCATAGCCTAACTTTTCTTTGTATCTTTTGTTAAATTCATCACTCTTTTTTTGAAGTGTTGCTTCATCTGCCTTACTTACTTTTGCACCTCTGCTTGTAGAAGCATCACCTTTTGCAGTTCCTTTTCCTTTTGGATTTCTGTTAGGTGTTCCACTTGCTGGAGCTTTTGGTGATTTTTTAACACCACCTCTTGGACCTACTTCTGCATAGCTACTTTTTTTTTTAACGCATTTATGTTTCTGATAGTCTTTTTTAAATCCAGGAGGACATTTGTATTTTTTAAGTGAATGCTTTTCACATGGCATATACCATTCTTGATTTTCAAACTCATGTATGTGGAAACCTTCGCACCCTATATTAACAGCCATTTCTTCTGCTTTTTCTTGTGTGCTATAAGCAAGCCTATCATCAATAATAGCAAAGTCATCATTAATAAGCATTGAAGCTAAATTGATTTCACCTAGTTCCTTTAGTTTGCTTTCACTCCACCTTAATGCAGCTTTACCACCCCACAATAAATAGGAAATAGTTCCACATGCTTCATTGTCGTTTTCGTCGTAGTATTCAGAAGCCCTACTTAAATAACTATACATTCTTTTAATGGTTTCTAAGCTGATGTTTTTCTTATCTCTTAATTGAGTAGCTCTTATTTTACCTACTTGAGTTGCACACTTATTACTAACTTTTTCGTTTAGTTCAATTCCACGTTTAGCGTTGTTACTAACTGCATCTGGGTAGTCGTTATAAGTTTCTAAAGTGATTCTTTTGCCTTTTTTAGTTCTGCGGTCATTTGAAATTAAACCTCTAATTGTGTTAAGCATATAAACAGCTTCACTTTCTAAAATAGCTTCCATTTCTTGTGCTGTGCTATCTCTTTTCATTTTAGCTTTATCTGCAAAATATCCTTCAATACTAAAACCTTTTACCTTACCACTTTTAACGTAATCATTCCAAACCTCGTCATTTTCAACTTTCATTGAAATCATCCAAGTGCCAACAGGAACTTCAAAACCATATTTAGCTGATTTATCCATTTTAGTATCTTCTACAATCCAGCTTTCAAATACTGTTAAATCATCTATTCCCATGCTATGTTCTAAAGTAGCATTGTTTTGATTTCCGTTCTTAAAAAATAGTTCTGCTGCCCTTCTTACAGTATCTTTTGAAAAGTAAACATAAAACATATCTTCACCTTTCTTTCTAAATATTGGCTTGTTAGGTATTAAGGCAGCACCCATTAATATTTTCTTTTCTTCATCTACCTTTGCCAATTTAATTTCTTGGTCTGCTAGTGCAATAAAGTCGCTTTCTATTGCTGGGTTTTCTACGATTGAAACAGCATCTATTCCTGTAACCTCGTTTTCTTCATCTAATAATAATTCTACTATTTCCATTTTATTTGTTTTTTAATTTCCTAATGTTGCTGTGCTTACTATTGCATTATCTAATTGTTGTTGTGTTGTTACTTCACCAGCTACTACAAATGCTTGTACTGGGCCTTGTTGACTTAAAGCTCCTGCAATTTGATTAAATCCACTTTGACCAACTACATTAAAAGTTGCTGGTTGAGAGGGCGCATTAAATCCACTTCCTTGTGTATCTGTATCAGGCGTAGGTTCATCACCTCCTTGTGGTTTAAATTTTGTTGCCTTTATTGTTGCAATTTGAGCAACACCAGCAAGACCAATAGCA